GTTGCCGGGGTGCCATGGCCACGGCAAGATACGTCATGCCGGGAACCAGCCCCCATATATACTGCTGGTCGCCCACGTCGCGCCCGTAGTCCGTGCCGCGAATCAGGCAGGACGCAGTGCTGCCCAGATAAGACCTGCCGTAAGTGGTCACTTGCCAGGCGGGCGTCATGTCCCGATCGGTGTAATGATTCACCGTGTTAAGCAACGGATACCTGTAATCCATCCCGGCGTGGTCGTAGTTCACCCAATGGATGGGGTGTGCGTAACAGGGAGCGGAAGCGTTAGGCGTAGCGCCGTAACCATGCGTGGGACTCCCCAGCATGAGGGAAACATCATCCCCACCTGAAATGCCCCAGGCAGAGGCCGCCGCGAACACGGCGCTGCGGTAGTCCCCCAATAGCTCGCTGAACCGCCAGGGCGGGGTTCCCAGCCCCAGCAGGGACACTCCGGAAGTCGGTGTCATCTGGACAAGATGATCATACAGGTCATTGTTGATAATCACTCCCTGCTGGACGGAAGCATTAGGGGTGTGATGCCTGTAGCTGCCAACGGTCTGCATGTTGACCAGAGTGGAGACCCAGTGGGGAACGGCGGCATAAGAGGCTTTTTTCACGAGGTTCCATTCCCGGCGCGCCTGCTGTTCCAGAAGGGAATCATAAGACAGGGCTTCCTGGGCTGTGGAGGGTTCAGGCACGCGCACGCCGCCGTTGGCGTTGATGGCCCCGGCAAACGTCCCCCCCGTGGCGGTCAGGTGGCCCCCCAGGTTCATATCTCCGGCATTGTTCGTCAGGTTCCCCGGTTCTCCCTTTTCCCCCTGGGGGCCTTGGGGCCCCTCCGGCCCGCGTTCCCCGGTTTCCCCCTGGGGGCCTTGGGGCCCCACCGGCCCGCGTTCCCCCGTTTCCCCCTGGGGGCCTTGGGGCCCCACCGGCCCGCGTTCCCCGGTTTCCCCCTGGGGGCCTTGGGGCCCCACCGGCCCGCGTTCCCCCGTTTCTCCCTGGGGGCCTTGAGGCCCTTCCGGCCCTGCTTCGCCGCGTTTTCCCTGGGGGCCACGGGGGCCTTGCCCCAGGGTAATTTCAACCCTGCCCGTTTCCGCGCCGGGCAGGGTGGCCGTTACGTACCATTCCGCCCGTTGGAGCGGAGCCGCCGGCGTGATCCGCGGGGCAATATCTATTTCCCCCTTCAGGAGCGGCATTTCCGCCCCGCCGGGAAAGGTCAGGAAAACGTCATAAAAAGCCCAGCCGGAGGAAAGCCCCGGAAAATTGATGGTGACGCTGTTTTCCGGATTGACGGCGCTGCAATCCAGAACCCGGGCACATGTTCCGGCCATAGCGGCGGCGCGGACTGTGCATCCGGACAGATCCACGTCCGGCGGCGGCTCAAGCGTCAAAACCAGCGCCCCCGGAATGTGTGCCGTTGCGGAAAAATTGAATAATGCGGGCTGTTGCATATAACTATATCCCTGCGTTCTCTTTTGCCTCCTCACGAGGACATGACGATCTGGCCCGGCGTCCAGGTTTCAAGAATTCTCTGTATATCCTTCAACGTCAATGTTTGCTTTTCCGTTGCCGACAGGAGTGAGGATGACAGGCCCAGACTCTTCCCCCCGTTGCCGACCTCAACGCCGCTCTGTTTAATAATGTCATTCAGGCCGGGGCCGTCCCCCAGGGCTTTCTGCCTGGCCCGGATCCGTTCCAGCGCCACGTCACGCCGGGCCATTTCGGCAGCGTCCTTTTCATCCATGCCGGCGGACTGGTAGCTTTTTGTTTTTTCACGCAGGGCTATTTCATCCCGGATTTTTTGGGCCCGTTGATCCAGCCCCGCGATTTCAGCGGCCATTAACTCCTGATTCCGGCGCGCCCCGGATTCCATTTTTTCATAATCCTTCTTGGCGTCAGCAAGTTCTGCATATTTTTTCCGCAAGTCGTCCAGTGCCTTAATTTGATTCATCACGGCGTCCGTGGGTTCCTGGCGGGACAATTCGGCAATGCGGGCCGTGATGCCGTCCATGCCGGAAACCGCTCCCATGCCGCGGGCTTCCTGATCCAGCCATTCCCCGCGTTCCCGGAGGCTCTTTTTCTTATAAGCGCGGTCAGATTCTCCTTTCATCCAGGCGGCTTCCATTTCCCGGAGTTTCTTCCGGTTCTGCTCCGCTTCCCTTTCCGCCTTTTCCCGTTCCCTGGCGAGTTCTGCCAGACGTTTTTCCGCGGCGGCTTGTTCCCGGATCCGGTTCAGGGCTTCCATGCGGGAAGATTTATAAAGGGTGTAAAGATCCGTCAGGCTCCCCACTACGGCGGCCTGATCCTTCCATGCTTCCGACTCTTCACCGGCTTCCGCCGCGACAACTTCCAATTCTTCTTCCGCGCGCCGCAAATTGTTCAGGATCCTGTTCCCTATGGCGTCTACATCCGTTTCCGTTTTGGCATTTTTTATGCCTTCTTCATACGAACGCCATTCATTATCAATAAAATGTCCTTTCCTCACGCGCTCGCCCGCACGGGTGCGGGATTCCTGGTCATTTTCCGCTCCGGAGGGTGAAGCAGGCGCTCCGGAAAGCTGCCGGTAAATGTAAGAGATCCCTTCACCAATCGCCACTACGGCCAAACCAACCCCCGTTGAAACAATGGCGCTCTTAATGGCAACCATGGCCGCGCGGACAGATGACGCGATTCCCGCCGCCGCGGCGCGAACCACGCCCGCCGCCGTAGCGGCGCCCGTCCGGATGGTGTTCCACAGCCCCGCCCAACTGCCTTTAGCGAGCAATACCCAGGAGGACATGGACGTCAGGCTGCCTTTTGTCTGGGCCATAGCCGCTACCATTTGGGAACGGGATGTGAGAAACGCCGCTCCAATCCCAAGAATCACCGTGGAGACATGATCCGCGTTGTCCGCAATGAGGGCCAGGGCGGGCCCCACCGCTTCGCCTAACGCCATGGCGGCATCAGCGGCCCGGAAAAGGAGATCCCCCGCTTTTTGGCCCCATTCCGCGGCTCCGTCCCCCCATTCCACCAGCCGGGCGTCCACTTGTTCCAGAAGGGCGCTTAACGGCCCCAGCAAGCCGGCGCCAAAATTTTCCTGCAGGTTGCCCCAGGCGTTTTCCGCCCGTTTCAGCAACCCTTCCCAGCTTTTCCCCACTTCCTGTTCCGCTTCTTTCAGGGCGCCGCCGTCTTTGGCAAGTTCCCGGATGGCGGCGGCCACGTCATCAAATCCAATCCCTTCTTTCAATTTTTCCTGAAGGGCATAGCCGGACAGTCCGGACGTTTTTTCCATGGCTCCCATCAGATCCACCTGGGCGGCGTTGAACGCCTCCATGATTTCTGAATTAAAACCTTTCAGGCCCCCGGAGCCCTTGACCATGGCGGCCACCAGGGCATTCATTTTGCTTTGATCCCCCTGGGCGATTGTGGCCAGCTGGCGGACCAGGTCAGGCGCAAAACTTTCGGAGATGCCGCCGCGGATTAACTGGGCGGCGTTCTTGAACATTTCCGTAGGGGTATATTGAGAGGTCAGGGCCCAGTCATTGATGGATTCAAGAATGCGCTTTGCTTCATCCGCGCTGCCCGTCAGGCCCGTCAATTCCCCCTCCACCCGCTGAATGGCCGCGGACGGCGCGACAAAATCAAAAGCCTTTTGAACAGCGCCGTCAATAGCGGCAAACGCCGTGGAAACCATGTCTTTCACCCCGGAAAACGCAAGCCCAAGCTGCGCCGTTTTGGCCGTGGTGGAATTCACCAGGGCATCCATGGATTTCTGAATTTCCGTCAATGCCTGCTTAAATTCAGCGGCATCCGCTCCCAGCGTCACAGTTACGTCAGACATGGCTTCAAACGGTTAAAATCCCAGGAATCTCTCAACCCGGGCCAGGGTGGAGCGGGAACAGTTTTTGGAAAACAGGGCATGGCGGGCGCCGGACTGCACCAGCACCATGACTTCCCGTTTTTTCACTTCGTCCACCAGCCGGCGTTTATTGTGAAAGCCGGTGATGATATAGGCCAGGGGGTCAAGGTTGTTCGGATCGTTCAGCCAGTCCCAGTCCTCCCAGCGGGCCAGCACTTCACCCATGGTGTATTTCCCATCCCGGCTGCGTTTGCCAAACCACCAGGTGACCGCCCCGCCGGGCCCGGCGATCCCTTCGCCAATCACGCGGGAAAAGCCCGGCGTGTTGTTCAAAAGCGGAAAACCCAATGTGATCAGGCATGCGGCAAGCTCCGTGTTCCGGGTGCTGTCAAAGTCTTCCGGCGTCAGGATGGCGCCGCCGTTTCCATGTTGTTTTTCTTGCGTCATAATAATCTAAAACTGAATGTATAATTGATAAGCGCATTGATAAGTCATGAACGTTTCCGACGTGCCGGAAAGCGCCGGGGATGATGACGCCCCCAGGACGGCCCAGGCGGCGGCTGCGTCCGGGCCGTTGCGGCGTCCGGCAAGCGCGGCCATGACTTGGGCGCAGGCGCGGGAAAAGGCCGTTACGTCCAGAACCAGGGCGGCGGGCTCCGCTTCCGCGTACCGGTGGCGGTACATGATTTCCCCGGAAATTTGGTAGGTGAAATTTCCGGGAATGATTTCATCGGCGGCAGTTACATTCACCAGAAGGGCCTTGTCCCCTTCCTTCTCTCCGGCCGTTGGTTCCCAGACAGGCACTCCGGCGAATTCCGGGCGTTCCTGAAGCCCTTCTGCGATAATTTGTGCCACAATTTCGGTGTTCATGACTTATAAATATCTTTATCCCAGCCGTCCGGCCCGGAGAGCATATAAGAATCCGTTACCTGCCAGTCCTTCCCATATCCTTCCACGGACGTTCCCATGGATAGCCAGTTGAAATTTCCGTCCGGGGATTCAAACGGGCCCGGCGGCGTGGCAATCGTGCATGCTTTCTGATAGCTGATTGAGCCGGGATCCGTCACTTTGTAGCGCACCTGCAGCACAATCTGCGGGCTGTAAAAACTCGTGACTCCCTTTTTTATTTTTTCAATCAAAGGGGTGGCTTCATCTCCAAGAATGCTGCGCACGGTTTTCTGCTGCAAGGGTTGTCCGTCTTTGGTGACGTCTACCAAGGAACCCATGCAGCCTCCGTTCACCAGCCTTTTCAGGGCATCCAGCTTTTCCCCGGTGAAGCTTTCCGCAAGGGGATGAGTCAAAATAGGCTGAGGAACGCAAGTCACGGAAAGGGAATACTGGGGGTTGTCACGCGTGCCGCCGGGCATTTCAACTTGTCCTTCTTCCTTCCCGTCCATGGCTTGCCGCCGGATCCGGCATTCGGCAAAATTCCCGTCTTTGCGGGTAACGGTGGCGGTGACGCTCCATAAATCCCCGCCGGCGGCGGATTGCCGCTCCGCATAGGCGCACATTTCAGTCCAGGTTCCTTCCCATGTTTCTTCCGTATAGCCGCCGGAGACGGGTTCCCCTTTCCCTTTATTGACTACGCAAAAACTTCTTTGTACCTGCTCAATCGCCATAAGTAGCTAAAAATGAATTATCCTGTTCGATGATTTCTGCAATCCGGGCCCGGGCGGCATTCTGCCTGGCACGATCCGGATAAGCCCAGCGGGTAGCCTGTCCTTCCTGGACAAGCCATGCGTGGACGTATTGGAGAAGGGTTTTCAAAGGAATATGCTTGATATAGTGTTCCGTCCAGCCGGTCGCGCGGGCCATGATCACAATCAATCCCGCCCACCCGTCCGGCTCCGCTAGTTTTTTGAGGGTGCTCCATCCGGATCCTTAATCCCCTCCGCCTGGGCGGACATGATCGCGTTCATTTCGCGCGTCATGCCCTCCACAATTTTTCCCAGCGAGCCAAAACCCACTTTCCCGGCAAAGGCCAGGACGGCCCGGCGGATGGCCGCCGCATCATCAAAACCGCCTCCGGCCACCAGCCGCACCACCTCTTCTTCCGGCGCCGCATGCACCCAGACAAATTCCGCCAGGGCGTACATGCTGATTTTTTCCGGAGGATTTTCCGCGGGGGCCGCGTTTTCTTCCAACGCCGGAGCTTCCCGCCGCTGGTTCAGCTGCATCAGGCAGGAATTATTCAGCAGTTCCAGCATGGCCATGCTGGACAGGGTGACGGGGCGCACGGTCAGGCCGTCCGTTTCTGCCTGGGGCAGATCTCCGGCAAGAATGGAGGCGGTATTAGTTATTTCACGCATATAACTATATCCCCTCTTTCTCTTTCAGCTTCCCTTTAAGCACGGCTTCCATAATCCGCGCGCATGCTTCCCGGAGCGTTCCGCCTTCACGCTCCACAATAGGATGATAGAACGCCATTTGCCCGCAATGCACCGCGCACACGCCGCCGCGCGCCAGGCGGGCGATCTCCGCCAGATCGCGCGGATCACACGTCCGAACGCCAATCAGACGCCGCCCGCCCCGGAATTCCAGCACGTCCACCCCGGCGGATCCGTACAGGTATAACAAAATTTTTGAAATGGTTTGGTCTTCCGGATATTCCTGACGGGCATGTTCCGGCCATTCCCGCCGGGCCAGCAATTCCAGCGCGGCTTTGATGGCCGGACGCGTTATCCAGTAGCAGCACCCCGCCCAGGCCAGAGGCACGCTGCATTGCATTCCCCCCGCCACTTTCCCGCGGTCTTTCAGGCTGCGCGTGATTTCCGCCGGAGCCATGAGCAGCGTATCAGCGTCAATCTTGATGACCGGATCATCCCCCGGTATGTCCAGCATGCACCCCAGCATGCCGCGCACGCATTCCAGACCGTTCAAGTTCCCGCGCCGCGCAAAATAGGTGATTTTGTAGGATATATCGTTCCCGGCGGGAACTTGTGCCGGGGACAATGGTGCGGCCCCGTCGTCAAACAGGTAAATTTTAGCGTTCAGGTCTACGCGGCGAATTTGAGCAATGCACAATTCAAGGCATTTGTAGTCTTCCTTATAACAAAAAATTGCGTAATTCATTAGTTGATGGGTGAGTAAATTTGGGATGTTGTAATCCACCGCCCCTGCTGGATATAGATTTTTCCGTTTTCGTCCCGGTGCAGGCGTAAGGCGTGGTCTGAGTCGCAAGCCAACGCCGTCCAGGAATCGCTGATCAGAGCGCCGCCCCCGTCTCCGGACGTGTTGGACGTATCAACCACCAGATCTAGCTGTGTGCCTGTCAAGCCCAGGGCAAGCGTTGTCCCGTCCGGCAAGGTGCGCGGTTCCTTGACATAATCCAG